AAAGACTCTAGGTACTGACAGAAAAGTTAATGCCTTTAAAAAATTAGCTAAAAAGGAAGGTTCAGGGCATTCAGCGTTAAGAAAAATGATACGGAATGATGGAACAGAACTACCACTCGATAAATTAGAAAAACTATATGCTAAACCTAGTGCTGTTAAGAAAGTAACAACAAAAGTAGCTGCACCTGTAGCGAAAGCACCGAAGATTAGGACATCACCAGCTTTTTCAACTGAAGGTGTCGATACATGGCTTACTAAAAACAAATTTGGCGATATTCAAGAATTTACAGAGGATAGCTTAGACAGCATGGAAAGTTTAGGCGGTTTGACAGAGAAAAATATCAAGAAGATGAGATTATTTATGAAAAAAGGCAATGTTGTTAATCAATTCAACATGAAATACGAAAAAACTAAGAATTTTACTGATTTAAGACAGAGATTCTTGACAGGAGAAAATTTAAAAGCCTTTGAAAAATCAAATGAAACTGTTGTGAAAAGATTCCAATACATTAATAAACTAGATTCTAAGGATTTATCTTCTAACACCAAAGATTGGAAAGTAATTTGGAATGGTAGGGGCAATATGGGAATGGGTTCTCAAAAAGATTTATTTGAAAGAAATATAAATTTGCTAAAACAAGGCAAAATGCTAGATTCAAGTTTCCAAAAAAGAGTAGTAAATAATTTATTTGGTAATGCTAGTGGCAATGCTAATGGCTATACTATTATGAACTCTGGAATGGTTCATACAAGATTAAGAGATGGTGCAAGAAAAATAACAGTCTCATCTGCAAAAAAAATAAAGAAGAGTGCAGCCCAAACTTTAGAAACTAACTTCAAATTCAGTAAATTTAAAGGTTCAGCCTATGAACGATACAGGCAAGGAATTAAAGAAGGTGTAAGCGAAGTATGGTCTAACTCGCACCCTATGGACGCAAGTATTGATTGGTTCTCTACATTAGTGCATGAAATGGGGCATCAAGTTCATTACCAAGCAGGTGCAGGTAATTTAGGAAGACAGTTTATGAAACTAAAAGGTATGACATTTCCTACTGAATACAGTCGTAAAAATGCTTTGGAACAATTTGCAGAATCTTTCACTCAGTATATTTTTAACCCAGAAGGGTTGCAAAAAAACGCTCCTCGTCTGTATAACTGGGTAGAACAAACATTAGACCAAGCAATTAAAAACACATGACACCAACAGAAGCACTAATACTATCAAGAGAGTTTCCTAAAAACAGAACAGTACCAAAGCGTATTTTTGAATCTATGGAAAAAACTAGAGGAGACAACAGGAAAAAGTTTGAACAGATTGTTGAAGGTTTATTCATTGATTGCAAGGAAGACGAAGATTTTATTTTGCTAAACAAATATTTTGGGTAGCTATGCCAATAAAAAAAGGTAAATCACAAAAAATTATCTCTGCTAACATTCGTATGTTGATGAAAGAGGGCAAAACATTAAAGCAAGCACAAGCAATAGCTCTAACAACTGCTAAAAAACGTAAAAAGAAGTAAGATATATTCAGCTACTTATTTTCCTATGTACGGTACACCTAAGAAAAAAAAGAAAGTCAAAAAAGGAGGTAAAAAATAATGGGTTATACATTCAAAATTCAGACTTATGATGAGTCAAAGCCCAAGGCTGTTAACTGTGAAGTAAAGCCAAAAACTACTACAAAAAAAATCAAGAAAAATTAAAATGAAAAAAGGTTCTAGGGTTAGTTGGGTTTATGCTGGTAAACGTACTTTTGGCAAAGTTGTTAGCGCAAACGCTGGAACTAGAGCCAAGATAAAAACAGCTAGTGGCGGACAGGTTACAAGAGTAGGAAGTAAAGATGACCCTGTTGTTAAAATAATCTCTGATTCTACTGGAAATGCAGTATTAAAAAAAAGATCTGAATTACGTGCAGCACCTAAAAAGAAAAAATGAGATTAACTACTCGTCAAAAAAATACTTTAAAAAAACATCAGGAAACACATGGGCATACAAAGGCTCATATGGAATACATGAAACGTAAGATGAGAGAAGGTTTAAGCTTTACGCAAGCACATAACATGGCAATAAGAAAAAAAGGCAAATGAGTATTAAGAAAGGTGGTCATACATTCGACAGAGTTGACAAACCTATAAGAACACCAAACCATAAAAGCGGCAAAAGTCATGCTGTTGTTATAAAAAAAGGTGATGGCTATAGACTTATAAGATTTGGTATGCAGGGTGCAAAAACTAAACCACCGAGAAAGGGAGAATCAGACGCAGATAAAGCAAAACGCAAAAGTTTCAAAGCTAGACACGCTAAAAATATTGCAAAAGGTAAGACTAGTGCAGCTTATTGGGCTGACAAAACAAAGTGGTAAGCTATATTGAATATTAATTATTGTTAAAATTTATTTATGGCTGACGAACCAATCAAACCTAATCCAACTGTTGATACAGCAGCGTTGATGGCAGAAGTTGAATCACTCAGGAAAAGTAATAGAGAAATTTTAGACGATTACAAAAAAGCAAAGGAGGCAGCTAGAGCTGTACCGCCAGATGTTGATGTTGATGCCTTGATCGCTTACAAACAAAAGAAAGAGCAAGAAGAGTTAGAGGCAAAGGGCAGATATGATGAAGCGATTGCAAAACAGGCACAACAATATCGTGAAGCAGAAGAATCAAAAAACAAAAGGATACAAGAGTTAGAACAAAAACAAAGACAGCTAGAGGTTGAAGCTCCAGCAGTAACAGCACTTGCTGATGTTGTACATGATCCACAATATGTGTTGTCTCGAATAAGTAAAGATCAATTATCTAGAGAAACAGATGGTACGGTCGTTGTTGTTGATGGTTATAATCGAACACCTGTGAAAGATTGGGCAATGTCTAATATGCCTCAATGGGTGCAGAAAAACCCTAGACCTCAAGGCGGTGGAGCTACAACTACAAAAGTCCAGACTGAAACAGTAGTCGCTGGCGAAAAAAATCCATTTGCACCTGATTCATTTAATCTTACAGAGCAAAGTAGATTATTTAGAACAGACATAAATAAATATAATATGCTCAAAAACGCAGTTAACGGTTAATATAGGAGCAACGTGGTTGTGCTACGTCAGGGGTTGTGCCTCGAAGTGAACATATTTATTAAATTTTCATGGCGACATTACGCAGTGATTTAATAATTCCTGAGGTGTTCACACCATACTTGATCGAAGAAACTACTAATAGAGATTCTTTCCTTCAAAGTGGTGTAGTACAACCTTTGGCAGAATTAAATCTTTCCGCAGAAAGAGGCGGAGACTTTGTAAAAATACCTTTTTATAAAGCAAACTTAAGTGGTGATTTTGAAGTTTTAACAGATTCAACATCATTGACTCCATCAAAGATCACAGCAGATAATCAAATCGCTGCTGTTCTTCATAGAGGTAGAGCTTTCAGTTCTAGAGATTTAGCATCTTTAGCTGTTGGCGGTAGTCTTGATCCTATGGCTGCTATTGCTCAGAAGATGGCTGCTTATGTAAACAACCAGAAACAGAAAGATTTATATTCTTGCTTAACTGGTGCATTCGGTTCTATCAATGCAAATGATAGTAACTCTGCTTTGTTTGGTTTAACTATTGATTCAGAATCAGGCGACAGCCCTACAACTTTAAGTCCTAGACACGTTGCTAAAGCACAAGCTTTACTTGGCGATCAAGGAAACAAGTTGACAGCTATTGCAATGCATTCAAAGGTTTTTTATGACCTAGTTGAAAGAAATGCGATTGACAGAATCTACGACAACACAGGCGCTCCTGATACAGCAGCAGCTTCTGGTAGTACTACAAGAGCATTTGATGGACCAACTGCCGTTAATACTTTCATGGGTCTTAACGTAATTGTTTCTGACGATGTACCAACAACTGGATCTGGTTCTTCAACAGAGTATTCAACTTTCTTCTTTACACAAGGAGCGGTTGTAACTGGTGAGCAATCTCCAATCAGAACTCAAACTGATAGAGACATTCTTGCTTTAGAGGAAGCAATGGCAGTAGATCTTCATTACATCTACCACCCAGTAGGTTTGAAGTATGCAGTATCAACTGTAAACCCAACTCGTGCAACTTTAGAGACAGTCGCCTCTTGGTCGAAAGTGTATGAGACTAAGAACATCGGTATTGTTCGTGCAACTAACGTATCTAATCAGGATTAATTATGCCATCATTATTCGAAGTAACTGCTGGCTCTTTAGTTGGCACAACAAATGGCGGTACTGTAACTCAGGCCACCAACAAAGCAACTACTGTAATTTCTAATACAGAGTCAGGTCAAATTACCATGAACGGTGCTGCATTAGCTGATGCGGCAGAAGTATCTTTCACAGTTACTAACAGTAAAGTTGCAGCAACAGACGTTGTTGTAGCTTGTCATGGTTCTGCTGGTACAGCAGGGGCTTACATCGTAAGTGCTAACAGCATTGCTGCTGGTTCATTCAAGATCACAGTTTCTAACGTATCTGGCGGTTCATTAAGTGAAGCGATTGTCATTAACTTTGTTGCCCTAAAGGGTGCATCTAGCTAATGGCTATATTTGCTTTTAAGCGAATGAGGGAACAAAATGAAGCTGCTCAAAAGGCGGCTTCTGTTTCTTTATCTAAGCCAAAACCAAAACGTAAGCCACCAAAGGTAAAAGTAAATGGCAATAACTCTTGATGCAACTGTTGGCGGTGCTAATGCCAACACTTATATAACACTTTCTGATGCAAACTCTTTCATTGAAGGACTAATCCTTAGTGATGATAACGCAGCTTGGGACGGATCTAGTACAGATAACAAAAATCGTGCTTTGTTTACCGCAGCCCAGAGAATAGATAGAGAAAAGTTTTTAGGGGCTAGGGTAGCTGATACTCAGGCCTTAGAATGGCCAAGATCAGGAGTAAGAAAACCTGACACATACACTAACTTGTATGGGTTATCTTTCCCTAACAGATTAGTTGCTGACTATTACACCGATACTGAAATACCAGATCGGGTAAAACATGCACAAGTTGTTTTGGCTGTATATCTTAATAACAATAGAAACGGACTAGAACTTAGCGGCTTAGAAGATTTTGCTGCTGTTAGTGTTGGTAATATAAATGTAACTCCTAGATTTTATGGGGCTGTGGGCATTGATAGGATTCCACCAATCGTTGACCACTATCTAATGGGTATTAGAATAGGTGGAAGAGCAAACTTACAAATCAAGAGGTCTTAAAATGGGTTACGGTTACGATTATCCAGCAGCAAAAATTATCAACGATACTGACGCACATACAGGGCGTTTTGGAAAGGTTGTTGCATTACAGGATTCAGTAATAACACTTTTATCTGAAAATATAACAGGTGATTTAAGTGCTGTTCCTTTTAAATCAAGTAATGAAATCTGTGGTGTTATAACTAGCATTACTTTAGGTAGTGGAACTGTTATTGCATACATATTATGAGTCTCGCTAATGCACTAAAAAAAGCTGCAAGTGCTTCACTAAAAAAGCTTGGTGGTGATGTAACTATCAGACAAGTAACAGCAGGGGCATATAACACCACTACTGGAGCGATAACAGAATCTACATCTGATACCACAATTAAAGGTGCATTAAGCAATGTATCAAGAAATCAGGTCAATGATTTGATTGAATCACAGGATAAGTTGTTAACAATATCTGCTGGGGATCTAACATTTGTACCGACAACAAAAGATAGAGTTGTTATTAGTAGCGTAGAATTTAAAATTATTCAAATTGTGACGAATGAACAAAATAATACACCTGTAAGTTTTGATCTTATCTTGAGGTAAAAATGGCAAGACAAATACATATTTTGCAGATACCTAAAGTGATGGAAGAATCTGTAGAAACTTTAGTTGCAGCTACTACTTTGGAATGGACAGCTAGAGTTAAGAAAGCAACACCTGTTTTTAAACCTAGAACATTACCAAGTGGAAAAAAAGAAAAAGGAGTTGGAGGTTCATTAAGACTTGCATGGCAAACCCAAATAAAAAAATTTAGCGGTACTGTATCAAACAACTTACCTTATGCGGAGCCTGTTTGTTTTGGTGAAGGGTTGCCACCATCTTGGGGTGGTCAATATAGAACAAGACAAAAAACTGTTGCTGGTTTTCCAGAATTAATTGCTAAAGAGTTGCAGTCTTGGGCATCAGACGAATACAACAAGATCAAAGGTAAAATATAATGGCTGCTACAGACTTAAATACAGTTAGATCAACAATAGAGGCTAGATTAGCCACAGAGCTTGCTTCAAGCCCAGCAATTCCTGTTGTGTTCAATAATATGACCTTTGACTCTACTGCTGAAGATACCTTTGTACAGTGTCAAACTAGTTTTGGTGCAAACTCTTATTTAACTCAGGGTGGTGCAAGTGACTCTGATAACCAGATAAATGGTTTGGTTTTGGTAAATGTATTTACAGAGGAAGGTCTTGGTGCAGGGTCAAATTTTACAATTTGCAAAAGACTTAGGGACTTATACAATAGAATTACAGTATCAAGTGTTATTTTTGATGCACCTATTGGTCCCGAGATTCTTAACTCAAGTCCAGAAGGTAAGTTTCAAACTCAATTAAGAATAACATTTACAATCTACGAGGATCTTTAATTATGCCAAAGCTTGTTATTACAGAAGAAATGCTAGACGCTATCGAAGCTGTAAAAGGTGTAAGAGACCCACAATATTGGGATCCAAACTGTAAAAGATATATGGAGAGTCAACAAAATTCTAAAAAAGATGTAAAAAACTCCGAAAAGAGTTAATATATTTGTAAATCTTTCTTTTTTTTGTCATGGCAGCTATTAGAGGCGATGTAGGTAAGATCATGTTCCATAATGCAGCAGGCACAGAAGCCGATATTGCTGGGACTAGATCTTGGTCATTATCAGTTTCAAAAGATACTTTAGAAACTACAGTTCAGGGGAACACCTCAAAGACTTTTATTGGTGGACTTATATCTGGTGAAGGATCAGCAGAATTAATTTATGACAATGCTGGTAACTCTGATTACTTAGCTTTTGTTGAAGATATATTAACAACTGGTGACGCTGGAGACGCATTATTTGAATTATTTCCTGATAGTTCAGCTAGTTCTAAAAAGTTAGCTTTTTCTGGAATTATTACAAGTGCTGAATATGGTGCAACACTCGGAGAGACTCAGTTAATTAACATATCTTTCCAGACAACTGGTGCAATAACTTCAGACATATAGTAAATTAAGATTATCTCGCACTTAATTTATGGCAGAAAAAAGAACCCTCGACCTTTTAAAGGAGTCGTTTGACCTTTCTAAAAGGCGCAAATTTGACGTTACAGATGATAATGGTAATGTTGTAGTCAGTTTATATTTCAAGGCCATTACAAGGGCTGACAGAGCTAGAGCAACGCAAAGGGCTGGTAGTGATGATCCATTGATTGTTTCAACACACATGCTTTGTCAGTTAGCAGAAAAAGAAGATGGTACAAAAGCATTTAGCCCAGCAGAATTTGGCAATTTACAAAATGACTTACCAGAAAATGTTCTTAATGAAATAGAACTGTTTTTATTTGGTGTTAATCAAAACGCAACTATTGATAACGCAAAGGAATCTTAAGGGGGGATAACTGGTTAAATTTTGAGTTCTTCCTTGCAACAGAATTAGGTAAAACAGTAAGTGAATTAAGACAACAACTTACAGACGAAGAGTTGATATTTTTTGCTGGCTATTATGAATTAAAGTATGATAGAGAAAAGAAAAAGGCAGATGCACTCAAACGCAAATCAAAGTATAGTTAAAGGAGTTATTGTTTAGTTGTGGCAGTTTCTAATGTAGAACTAAGAGTTAATGCCACACAAGCTGTCACAGCGTTAAAGAATGTTGATGGACAGGCTAAAAAATTTAATACAACAATTACAGGTACAGGTGGAAAGTTAAAGGCAACATCTGGAAGTTTAAAGCTATTACCAGCAGGGTTGCAAGCAACAGGGGCAGGGGCTGTAGCAGCTGGCGGTGGATTTAGAGCTTTAACTGCTGCGGCTGCTCCCTTACTTGGACCTCTAATTGGTATTAGTGCTGTTATAGGAGGACTTACAAAAGTCTTTGGAAATTTAGCTCAACAAGATTTTGCTAGTGCAAAGATTAAAACTCTTGGAGTAGATGCTGACGCTTTAAATCCAAAATTAAAAAGCCTGTCTAATGAACTTAGTGGTCAGGCATCTTCTTTAGATTTACTATCAGCGTCTTATGATGTAGCATCTGCTGGCTTTGGTGAGACTGCTGAATTAACAGATGTATTAAAGGCATCACAGTTAGGTGCAACTGGTGGTTTTTCTGAATTGGCTACTGTTGCTGATGCAACAACATCTGTACTTAATGCTTATGGCTTAAGTTCAGATCAAGCGGCCAAGTTAGTTGATGGATTTATACAAACACAA